CGGCGAGAGACGTGCTCCCAGCCGCGGCGGCGCTCGACAGCGTGGTGTTGACCGCATCGAGCGTCGGAGTCGGAGTCGCCTGCGCCGCGCCGCCCATCGAGCGGACGGTTGCGGTGCCAGCCCCGCTCGGGCGCGACGGCAGGTCGAAGGTGATGCTGCCGCTGCCGTTGTACTGGACCCAGCGCATCAGGCGACCTTGCGCGAGTTGTTGGACTTCGGCGTGTGCTCCTCGACGAGCCACTGGCACTGGCCGTTGGACTCCTCGACCACGCCGCGCCGATCGGGAGTCGAGGCGCGACGGTACTGCTTCGGAGCGACGCCGACGCCCCACATTGACAGCACCTTGATAGCGTCCTCGATCGCAAACGGCGACGCCTTGCGGGTGATGTCGACGTAGCGGTACAGGTCGCCACGGCTGCGCTCGCGCGCCTGGCGAGCCTCGGCGCTCCAACGCGAGAGTTCGTGCTTGTCCGCAGTGGCGGGCACGTTGCCGCCGAGGTTGCCGACCTTGGTCCGCAGCACCTTGCCCTTGAGCTCCGGGGGCATCAACCGCCCCTGCGCGTCGCGATCGGGCGGGTTCTCGCCCTCGACGAGCGCGAGCAGCCACTGCCGCCCGTGCTCGTAGATCGTCTTCCCCTCGCCGTCGGCGTTGTCGCGCAGCATCGTCACCGCGAGGTGGCGGACTGCATCGTCGGTCTGCGCGAGTGCCACCGTGAGGAGAGGCACGCCATCGCGATCGAGTCGTCGGAGTTCGTCGGCCACGTACGCGCGGCGCGACTGATCCCCGAGGTGCTCGACGGTGGCCCAGCGGTCGAAGGCGAGAGGGAGGACGATCACGACTGAGAGGCTCCTTGGTTGGTCAGACGCCCGTGACTTCGAGGACGAAGGTCACGGCAGAGAGGTCACCGCTCGCCTCGGCGTCGCTCGCGGCGCTGATATCGCGCACCTTGAGCTTGCCCGTGGCGGCCGCGTAGGACGCGGCGGTGATGAAGGTCGGCTGGTACTTGTCGTTGGCGGCGGTCGGCTGCCCGATGAGCTTGACCCCGTAGACCTTGGTGAAGCCGCCGCCCGCGAGGGACGACAGGTCGATGGTCGAGCCGCCCGCGTCGTAGGACGCAGGGCCGACGGCGGTGATGACGGCACGGCGCTCGTGAACGCCGAACTCGTTGGAAAGCTGGGTGACGGAAGTGAATGCGCCCATGGTCGTGATCCTCCTATCAGGCCGTGATGCCGGTGAGCTTGCCGTGCTTGCGGCGGTTGGCGACCTTGAGGGCGCACGCCATCGACGCGACGACTTCCTGGTTGTCGTTGACCTTGGCGAGGTTCTCGACCTTGAGGTCGCGGTGCATCACGAGCTGCACGCCCGACGAGAGGTCGAGCCAGTACATCTCGGTCGTCGTCATCCGGCGGATGTTGATCAGCGGGATGCCGTTGTAGGTCGGGGCGCTGCGAAGCAGGCCGAGGTCGACCGGGCCAGAGAGCGGCAGGTTCATACGCGAGTAGGACGAGCTCGCGCCCATGATCGAGACGTAGTTGGTGATCTGGTTGGCGGCGCAGAGGATCACGCTCGGCGTCGCGTTGTAGGGCACCGTGGTCAGCGCCTCGTAGGTGTCGTGCATGACCGCCGCGCTGAGCGCGCCGCCGATGCCCTGCTCGTACGCCGCCCACGTCGAGTAGGAGCCGGGAGCGAGGCCCGCGTAGGTGTCGCCGCTGTCGACGATCGACGCGATGCCGCGATCCTGCGTCGAGCCGAGCAGCGTGGACTCCAGCAGGCTGTACAGATCCTTCGTGGCGTTGGCGATCTCAGCCTGGAGCAGATCCTCGAAGGTGCCGCCGCGCGCCACCTGATCGAGAACGTGGCCGGTCACGGACGCGACTGCACGGAGGTAGAACGGCGAGAGCACCGCACGGGCGAGGTTGCGGCGGTTCGTGCTGCCGATCGCCTGATTCTCCACGAAGATCTCGGCGTTGTCCGTGCTGCTGTACTGCACGTTCCACTCGAACGGCTGCGCGCCGTTCGAGGGCACGACGAGGCCGTTCTGGAGGAGCAGGTTGTACAGGTCGGTCGGCCGCGACACGAGGTCGACGGGGATGCCGGGGCTGACGTTCTCTCGCACTGCGATGCCCGCGAGGAGGGCGTTCGTCTGGGACATGATGCGTGTCTTTCACGCGAGGGCCAGAGCGCGCGGCGGGGCCGGGTCTAGCCGTTGCTCCTGCTCGCCCTAGCGCGAGCGGTGAGGTCTTCGTTGTCGGCGGCGTCCATCTGGCGCACGAGCTTCGCCGCCCATGCCATGCCTGCGTCGCCGCCCCATAGCAGCCACGCGACGTAGGCAGGCGACTGCTTGTCTCGCTCGCGCGCGCGCCGCTCCACTGGGTTGTCGTGACGGGCGAACCACGCGTTCATCGCGCGTGCCTTCTCGAAGGTCACGTCGTCGCCATTCGCCATGCGCGTGGCCCACGCGACCGTCGCAGGCTGGAGGCCGTCGCCCGAGTAGCCCTGCTCATGCAGCGCCAGACCGCGACGCAGCGCCTCGACGACGCCTTGCGGCGGCGCGAAGTTGATGCCGCGATAGCGGTCGGGCACTGGCATCGCTCACCCAGCTCGGCGCAGCCCGAGGGCGACCGCGGTCTTGCGTGCGAGGTCGGTCAGACCGGCCGAGGTCGACAGGTCGATAGGCGCGGGCGCGGAGGGCGGCACGACGACCGCCGACGCGGGCGATCCACCAGCGGGCGCGAGCGGCTTCAACAGAAAGGGCTTCGACGCGAGGTAGCTGCGCAGGTGATCCTCGATGGTCTGCCGCGGGTCGCGCGACACCACCACGCGCCCATCGTCGGCGACGGTGAATTGGTCCGCGACGAGAGCCAAAACCGTGTCGGCGTCGATCGCTCCGACCTTCTCGGCGACCCGCACCACCTCGCTCCGCACAAGGGCGCGGCGCATCACGTCGTGGCCGTCGTGCGCGGGCGCAGGCGGGGCCTTGTGCGGCTCGACGACCGGAGGCGGTGCGACGACAGGCGGCACGACGACGGCGGGCGCAGGCGGCGGCGCTGGCACGACCACGGCGGGGGTCGGAGTCGGCACCACGACAGCTGGTGCGGGCGCGGGCGCAGGCGCGGGAGGGGTCGTCACGGGGTCCATGCCCGTCGAGTCTCTCACGCCGCTGGTGTCAAGCGCAATCACTGTCGCGCCGCATCCCGCAGGCCGTCTGCGATTTCGCGCGCTCGACGAGCGATCGGCGCGGCGAGGCAGGGCAGGTGGTACACGTCGCCGCCCGAGACGCGCACGCGCGCTCCGACGAGGGTGATGTTGTAGGCGCGCGCGCCATCACCGCCAGCGCGCGTCGGCGCGAGCTCGATCAGTGCTCCAGGCACCGCGTAGCGCAGGAGGTCGAGGGCGTCGTCGTGCGATCTCAGCCATGTTGGGGTCATGCGTTCTCCCGAGTGACGCGCGTCGCGGCGGTCGAGACCTGCTTGAGCAGCAGCCCGCTGTCGACGCCGATGCGTGAGTGTCCCTTGCGTCGGATCGTCGAGGGCCTGAGCTTGCGGAGGCGCGACTTAACGTCGCCGCCGCTCGTCGCGAGGCGCGTCGCCAGGCGGTCGCGGTACGCCTCGGCGGCGGCCTTCCAGGGCGCTGACACTGGAGCCTTGCCGCGCGCGACGAGACGCAGCGCGTCCACGAAGGCGTCGTTGACCTCAGACTTCATGACGTTGGTCACCTCCCGAAAGTCCCGACCGCCGCGCTCCAGCCAGCGGAGCTTCAGGAGCGCGTCGTTGGGCAGGACGATCGCCGCGCCGGGCACGCGACCGATCGCAGCCATGGCGAGCGCGGCTGCCTTGTTGATCTCCGTGAGGCGCGTCAGACCTCGGATCGGGACAACGGCCATGGGTCACTCCTGCGATGGGGTCATCGGCGTCGCGTCGATCTCGGCCACGACCTTCGCCAGCGTCTCATCGTCGAGCGCGAGAGCGGCGCTGATGGCCTGGCGGATCGCGAGGGCGGTGCCAGACGCTCCGATCCGATCGCCCACCTGCGTCAGCAGCAGCGTGGCCTTCGCGAGCGCCTCGGCTGGGTCGTCGAGGACGAAGCGCTTGGGGTAGCCGAGCGTCACGACCGCCGTGTCGAGGTCAACGCCGAGGATGGTCGCGACGAGCTGGAGGGCGCGCCGCTCGTACGCCTCGAGGTCGCGGGCGAACTGCTGCGCGCGCGCCTCGAAGTCCCGCGACCGGACGCGCAACGCCTCGCCACTCTGAGTCTGCGCCGACTGATCCGCCTGCACTTCCAGGCCCGCCGTGCGGTAGGCCAGCGCGATCAGGAACAGCGCGTGCGTCCGCAGGTCGGTCAGCGAGTCCGGTGGGAATGTCACCCACGACGGAGAGCCCGCGCCCTCGGGCGCAGGGAGCGCGGTGCCCGGCCCGACGCGCAGATCAACCTCGGGCTCCAGCCCGCCTCGGGCGGTCGTCGGCACCGACAGAAACGGCGGCGCGCGGCGCTGCGTGTCCTCGACCTGCGAGAGCAGCTGGTAGACCTGACGCCCGATGGCAGCGGGCGTCGCGGCGAGTGAGCGACCGGACGGCACGCGCGACAGCGGGTCGCGTCGGTGCGCCGCGAACACCACCGGCACCTTGCCTGGGACAGCGTGCGAGCCGCTGGAGATGGGCGTGCCAAGCTTGGCCTCGCCGACGCCCTGCGACGCTCCGAGCGAGACGACGTGGCGCTCCCAGCCATCGCGCGTGTACCGCCAGACCGTGACAATCTGACTCTGACGCTGCTCGTCCACCACGGGCGAGTCCGCGTAGGCAAACTCCGCGAGGCCCTCGTCGTCGTAGCTCGCCCACGCCCACGCCGTCGGAGGAACCACGCGCGCGCGCACCGAGACGCGCGCCGCGATCTCCTCCTCGCGCGTCGTCGCTGCGTTGACCCGCGGCGGCTCGATGATCACCGCAACCGCGCCGTGGATCGCCATCTGCCGCGCGACGATCGAGACGTGCTCGGACCAACGGCAGCCCTCGCCGTCGAGGTCGACCACGTAGGGCGCGAGCTCTCCGAGGTCACGCGCGACCATCGGCGCGACCGCATCGGCGTAGGCGTCGACCACGGGCTCCGCGAGGTTGGCATAAAACGCGAGGTGCCGACGGCGGCGGAAGTCCGCAGGCTGCTCTCCCTGCCACGGGACGAGGTACGTCCGCTCGGTGCCTCGAGGCACCTCGACGGCCACCTCGCGCCCGCTCTCGGTGCGGCGCAGCTCGTAGCCGTAGAGACGCGCGGTGCCGAGCGTCGGCGAGCTCGGGTTGTCCCAGTGCCAGCCGCCACGGTAGGCGTCGCTCAGGAACGCGTGCCAGCCTCGCGCGTCGTCGAAAATGTAGCGGTCATCCACGGTGCAGCTCCATCACGCCGTATCGCAGGGCGTCCATCGCGTCGTCGTTGATCTTCTCAACGTCCTCGGTCAGCGAGCCATCGCGCGCGCGACGGCGCGCATAGCCCTCGAACTCCCCGATCGTATGCGCGCAGGCGTCCGAGATCCACAGCGCGCTGCGCCCGAGCACAGGGCCGCTCTGCACGCGCTCGACGGTCCACTCAAGCAGGGCGCTGACGCGCCGCAGGCCCTCGCCCACGTCGTTGCGCGCTTCGTACGTTCGCGCAGCGCCGCGCAGGTAGCGCCCGACGCTCTCGATGTGTCCCGGCTGCGACGGGTCGCAGAACACCCGCGTCGCGCGGTAGCGCCGACACAGGTCCGCAATGATCGGGAGCCACCCGTCGCTTGTCGCCGCGACGACCTTCCCGCGGTGCACCTCTTCGTGCAGCAGGTAGAGGTCCGCTCCGTCGGTGGCGAGCACCAGCGCGACGCCGGGGTGCGTCCAGCCCCAGTCGACAGCGACGATCACGTCAGCCCAACTGCGCCCCGCGAGGTCGCCCGCGCGGCGTACGTGCACGTCGCGCGAGAAGCTCTCGTACACCTGCCCCTCGACCGAGCCGAACTCGGCATCGAGCCACTGCCGACACCAAGCCTTCGTCGCGCCGGGGCGAGAGCGAAGCGACGCCTCGAAGTCGGACGGCAGGTGCGGGTTGTCGCGGGTGCGCGCACGCACGACGCGGCGCCTGCCGTCGGTCCACGACAGCGCGTCGCCGGTGCGTCCCTCGCCGGGGCCGGTGCCGTAGTCGATCGCCGTCCAATGGCCTCGCGTCTGCGGCGGGCCGATCACGAGCTGCCGACGCTGGCGCCCCGGATGGCCTCGACGGAGACGCGCCGCGAGCACGCGGATGGGGTCGTGCGACCGCTCGCGCGTGGCCTCGTCGAACACCAGCCACGCGGCGTTCATCCCCTCGAGGCTCTCGGTCGCGACGGTCGAGCGCAGCCAGATGCGCGACTCGCCAGCAGGCGTCGGGATCGCGAGGTACGCGCCGAACAGCGGGTCGCGGCTGAACCGCCAGCAGGCGCGCGGGATGTTCCGCTCCCACTCGGTGAACCACGACTGGAACAGCAGCGGGAACGTCGGCGCCGCGACGATGCCCGCGAAGCCGGGGTGCGTCTGCGTCGCGAGGCTGAACGCCTCCCAAACGGCCAGCGTTGTCTTGCCGGTGCCGTAGCCACACGCGGCCCACACCTCGGCCTCAGGCGCGTCGTGGATGGCCTGCTGCCGTTCGTGCGGGGCGTAGGTGACCACCACGCGGTCGAGCGGCTGCGCGGCGATCACGTCGCCTCGCGCGGACGCACCAGCGACGCGGGCAGCTCGATCACGACGGTCGGCGTCTGCTGCCCCGCTGCGGCCTTGTCAGCCTCGGCCTTGGCGAGGTCGGCTTCCCACCGCGCGCGCCGCGCGTCGTGCCGCGCCTTCGGGTCGCCGCGGCGGTGATCCAACTGCCACGCGGCGGCGCGCCAGTCTTTCTGCGCCGCCTTCGAGACGGTCGCCGCGAGGCCGACGTTGGCAGCGGCGTACGCCTCGCGCGCCCGCTCGACGAGCTCGCGCACGTCGTCGTTCGTGCACGCCCCCTCGCGCACGCTCTTCGACCAGTCCATCCATGTGCGCCAGGGGATGCCCGCGCTCTCCGCGGCGTCGCGGTAGAGCGCGCCCGCGCGCAGGGCGTTCAGCAACCGGTCGCGCTTCTCGCGCGTGATGGCGTGCGCGCGACCCATCAGGCGATGAGCGTGCGGACGTGCGAGGCGATGGAGCGCATGAGAAGCGGAGGGACGCTGTTGCCGATGCGCTCGGTTGCAGCGTCGCGTGACGTGAACTTGAACGCGTCAGGAAACGAGCCGATGCGCCGACGTTCTGCCGTGCTGATCGCGCGGCACTCCGTGGGGTGGTACGGGGCTCCGTTGCCCTCAGCCTTGAGCAGCGTTCCCGCAACCAATCGCTCGACCAGTTTGACGTGGCACTGTTGCTTGCCGACGGGCTCGCCCTGCGGTGCGGCGCGCCAATACGCCTGATAGCGCGGGGTGAGCGCGGGGCAGTCGTGCGGCGGGACTGCGGTGAACGCCTCGCGCACCGTCACCGGCTCGCTCCACCCGAGCGGGTGCGACGGCTCGCGCCCGATGTCCTCGCGCACGCCGACGAAGATCATGCGCTCGCGCGACTGCGGCACACCGAAGAACATCGCGTTGAGCAGGCGCGCCTTGACGCGGTAGCCGCAGCCTTTGAGCGTGCGGAGGATCTCGGCGAAGACGAGTTTGAAGTCTCCCTTGACCATGCCGCTCACGTTCTCCATGACGAACGCCTTCGGGCGCAGCCCTTGGAGCAGGCGGCAGTACTCGCGGAAGAGTTGGTTGCGCGCGTCGCCGATCTCGCGCTTGCCCGCCGTCGAGAAGCCTTGGCAGGGCGGGGAGCCGTCGAACACGTCGAGCTCCCCCGGCGCAACACCAGCGAGGCGGAGGCACTCCGCGACGGAGAGCTTCGCGATGTCGCCGTGGTACAGCGGGACGTGCGGGAAGTTGAGGCGGAAGGTGTCGGCGGCGTTCTGCTCCCACTCGACCGCGAGCAGCTCGCGGAAGCC